TTAATACCTTCTTTGTCTATAGTTGGAAAGAAAATTTCCTCATAAAATTTCTCAAAATAATCATGAAATAATTTAGAATTTTTTCTACACCCAAAATGACTGTCGGTAATAATACCAATCTTCATAGATCAACATACTTATCATTTTCTGGAGGAACAGGACTATCTAAAGGCCTTTCCTTATCTTTCCAAAAATCAATATGAGCTCTTGTTACATCCAGACAAGAAGATTCCGTTGGTGCAAGAATAATAGCTTTTCCATTAATATCATAAGATTCATAAAGACCATTAAACTTATGAAGAATGGTAAAAGAATTGTCATATAATTTTTCAGTATTCATTGATAACGAAGCTTATTGTGAACATTATCTTTTATGCTGTTGTAATCAGAATAATTTAATGAGTCAAGGTCATTTGCATCAAATACTTCATCGAAATTTGTCTTTTCTAAAATCTTATTCTTAATCTCCAATTGCTTTTTCTCCTGAGAAATTCTCCTCAAAAAAGCATAGTAGATAATCTGGGTAAAGTATGCAAATGGATTCTTACTTTTCTCTGTATCAAAATTATGAATATATCTCACACAATTTTCAATCCCATCACAAATCATATCATCCTTAAACATATAGTTCACAAAGTTAGGCTTGTATGATAGATGATTAGCAATCTTCAAGAAGCATTCACCAATATAACGAGGAATAACTGGCTTTGTTCTTCCTTCCAATTCCGCTTTTTCAATATCAAAAAAGTATGCCTCTAAAGCTAAAAGAAACTCTTTATTATTAACATAATGTTCTGATCTCTTAACCTTTCTCATAGTAGTATAACCTAAAGACATGACTTATAATGTATCATCTATATATTAAATTATAACATAACATTTACGATTTAGTCAATGACTTGACAAAGATCTCAAATATCACTACAATAGGTTTGTTACAAATGAAGGGCAGGTCTAGGTCTTACTAAGTCACTTAGGTAGAGTTCTTGAAATTATACATTTTCTCTAGAGATTTCTTGGCATCATTAACATTACCAATATGACCCATATTTCTATTAAGCTTAGTTCTACTACTTTTACTGACCCTATTAATATAATCCTCATAGTTAGTAATCATTTCAATATCAGATGATTCACTCATAGTAAGAACCTCATCAATATTAATAACAAACATATCTTCTCTAGTAGTCTTTAGCCAAGGTTCAAATTTATAAGCAGTAATATTACCTCTTGATTTTACTTCTTCTATCATAATTGGATGAGATATTAATAACATAATCCTATCTTCTTCCTCTGAAGGTGCTACTTTACAAAATACCTCTTCACCATTTTTAAATTTTATAGTTGAATAGAATTCGCTTTCTATCATATTTTTTTCTCCTATTTTAGTCTTTTATATTAATGGAAAGAATATCATAATTAAATTGTTCTTGTGCATAAATTTTTACACGTTCAATAAAATGATTTAATGTATAATTTTTTCTATGACCTAAAGTTAAGTCATCTGCTATATCATATAGTTTCGCTTTTGTTTTAGAATTCCCCTTTCTTAGGACTCTACCAATACTCTGAAGATTTCTAATTCTAGATTTAGATGGTGATGCAAATATTAAGTTATGAAGATTCTTTATATTAATACCAGTAGAAAATGTTCCATAAGATGCAACGATTATGGCATTATTTTCATCTTCAGTAATTTCTCTAACTAACTCTCTATTTTTAGCATCTACTCCACCATGGATAAAGAATACTTTCCTGTCACTATGTACTTCACTATTTATCATATCATAAAGTATCTGTCCATGTTTTTCTACTCTACTATAAAGTAGTAAACTATTACCATCTAAACCAACAGCAAGTTTAGTAATGAAATTATTTCTATTTTCATTACCAATAAGGAATTGTATTTCATCCTCATAATTATCAAACTTCTGTGGTTTATATTTAAGAATTAAACATTGAATATCTAATTTGGATAGATGTCCTTGATCAATAAGTTTCTTTGTTTGGGTCACTTTATATGATGGACCAAACAATCCCTCTAACACCCACTTATGAGTCTGTGTTCCATCTAAAGTTCCGGTAAACCCATATCTATACTTGGCGTGATGAAGCTTATCCATGATTGATACAAGAGACTTACTTTTAAATAAATGAGCCTCATCACCAATAACAACATCATAATCTTCAAAGAAACTTCTTTCTAAATTATATACAGATTGCCAAGTGGTAATGGTTACAGAATGTTCATTTGTTTTTTCTTTACCAGAATATATTTTATGACAATGATTTTCTACATCCCAACCATAGTCCTCAAAGTCTTTATACATCTGTTCCACAAGAGAAGTTGTTGGAACTACTAATAATATTTTTTGTTTCTTTGCAATAAAAAATCTTACAACAGAATAAATCATTAATGATTTTCCTGATGCAGTAGGGCTAATTAATAACTTTCTATTATATCTAAGAGCATCATATACCGCATCAATTTGATAATCTCTAACCTTCATAGAAGGAACAAGATTATTCATATAATCTTTAACACCATCCCTGCTTACAAAATCATTAACTTCAAATGGTGCACCATAATACTTATTTTCTACAAACTGATAGGTATAATAATTATTTTCTGCAAATGCTATTAATTTATCCAAAAGACCTACATAAAGTCTTTTGTTTTGCAAGTTAAACAGACGAATACGTCCGTCCCAATATTTCTTTCTATACTGGGGCATAAATTTTGCACCAGGAGCATCAAAAGTAAATCTATCTGAAATTTCTCTTTCTATTCCTGGCTCACAATCTATTTTTATATAAACTTCATTGATTTTTTCAATGGTCAAATCAGCCATAACATAAAGTAATAATACTTATATTGTTATTTATTAACCCAAACCAGAAGTAAATTTTTGATAATCTATTGCATTTTTAATTTGATAATTTCTCTGATGTATCATCTTAATAATGTCTGTTAAATATCCCAACATAACTTCATAATATTCCAGTTTTAATGAAGAATTAGAAAGTTTCTCATCAGCATCTAGATATTTCATCATTGTATCTTTATCCCTTATCTTCTTAGGGAAAGGATTCTCTATATAAACTTCCGGATCAGCCTTACCAGAAAAATATTCATATCTCTCATGACGAATATTTTTCCTTTGTTGATCTGCCTTCTTTTTTAAAAGTAATATAGTATTATATAAGTCATAATATTTCCCATGCAATATTGGAATATTTAAACTCTCTTGATGTAAATTATCAGGATCAATTATAGAATCCTTTTTCCACATATCTTTTATTGTATCAATATCCATAATAAAATCTCAATATTAATCACAAATATGATGTATTTCTGTTATATTATACATCGAATATTTAAAGCTGACCTCTGCTGTTAAGTACTCTATATCTGTTTGAGTTGCATCAAATTCAATATCACCTAATGAATAAGGAAATAGATTCTCAAATACTATTTTAAACTTGGATATATGATTGGAATCTAATATTGTTAAAGTTCCATCAGAATATAGATTTAATTGACTTCTTTCTGGTTGTTTTATTGGGTCATCATCTTTTTGAAAATCATAAATTTCAGAAAGGCTTTCTGGAAATCCAATACCTCTAATCCATTTTTGAATCTCCATATAATTTTCTAATCCTTCATCGATAAGAAATCTTAAAGTGAGATCTTGAAAATCAATCTTATCACCTGGCAAAGGTATATTTGTTAGATAATTGGGTTGCTCTGCAATACCTAATGACATTCCGGGAATGTTTATAGAATTTCCAAAGTAAGATACTGTTGGAGCTCTATTTACCTGAAAGTTAAATCCAACAGGAGATAAGAAATTCCTATTTTCTATTTGACCAGGTATAGTTTTTCTTACTGCCATTATTCTGTTACTATAGTGATATTTTTAAATCCACCGGAAGGATTTGAGGATTGGTTAGTGGCATTAGCCTTTTTAGTGTATATTTTTCTATCATCATAATTATCAGACCATCTATTACCACCAGTGAAATATACATCACCAGTTCCACTTATAATTCCTGGTTTTTTAATATGATATTTTGCCATAACTTTATTCAATCTTCAATTGTATTTATGGGTGGACATAAAAAAAAGGATCCTTGTAATAAAATTTATTGTTGTCTTACAGAAAGTAATTGAGTTTTGTTCTCCCAAATCTCCATAAAAAAGAGGGGTGATAAACCCCCCAAACTTATTCATTTTATAAACCTTGTCAAGTTTTCTCCTATACGGTTTTCACTAAACTTAACATAATCCTCATCAATATCATATCCAATATACTCCCATCCCAAATTAACTGCTGCTACTGCTGTTGTACCAGTTCCCATGAAAGGATCAAGAACTGTTCCTGTAGTTCCTGTCAGTTTAAGACAATCCTCTACTAATCTAACTGGAAAAGTGGCAGGATGCTTACCTCTTAAATCTTTACTATTCACTGTTTCGTATGGTATGAACCAACAATTACCCTTATCTCTTAAATTAGGTTTAGTTTTTATTGTATTTTTACCACGAATATTTGCTTCATAATATTCGTATGGAACTCCTACCGATAACCTATCAACATTTACGTTACCATCTTTAGTAAAATGAAATAGATGTTCCCATGTAGGACACAAATATCTTTTACTGTTAATTGGTTTAAAGTGTCCACTGGTCTTATCATTTACATGTATAGATTTAACCCAATTGATATGATTCTGTAATAACCAATTATTTCTAATTACTAAACCAACTTCCATACCAATCC